TGATGAAGTAAAGAAATCACCAATTTTTACAAAAGTATACAAATTTTTAATGTATGCTATGAGCTTATCTTTATTTGATCGAGTTGGTATCAATTTTGATACTTTTCGATATAGTAAAGTAGAAGCTGAAGTTATAAAATCAAAACACCATTTAGGTCCTGATTTTATACATTGTATATTAGATACTCTTTTGTATCTTACGCAAAGTGGATACCAGTGTATGGTAACTGGGACATTAGATCCCATATATCATGCTGGTTCTACATACGAGAAATGGTTTGCTAAAGCTGATGATTTGAAACGACAAGCCACTCTTATGACTAATCCGAAGCCTCATGGTTTAAATACCTTTAGCTTTTTGGCAGATTTGAAAGAGTGTATTGAAAAAGGTGATGCTATTTATAAGCACGCCACTAGATTAGGTGAAATTGAACGTAGATTTGTACGATCAATTTTAAGTGATCTTAAAATGCTTGAAAGTAATTATATTACTCGTCGAGCAGCACAAAAGAATAGAAAAGCTCCATTTTCAACGTTAGTTTATGGAGGTTCAAGTGTAGCAAAAAGTACATTTGTTGATATTTTATTTTTTCATTATGCTAAATTATTTGATCTTCCTACGGGAAGTGAATTTAAATATACTCGTTTAGCAACTGAGAAGCATTGGAATAATTTCGATTCTACTCAACATACTATAGTATTGGATGACATAGCTTATATGCATCCTAATATCGCTCAAGGTGGAGATCCATCATTAATGGAAATGTTACAAATTCGTAATAATATTGCATTTGTTCCTGAGCAAGCTGATTTACCTAGTAAGGGGAAGACTCCTATGTTATGTAAACATCTTATTGCAACTACTAATACGGAAAATTTAAATGCTTATGCTTATTTTTCTTGTCCTTTAGCTGTTCAAAGGAGATTACCTTGGATTATTGATATTTCACCAAAGTTGGAGTATGAAAAAGATAATTGTATGTTTGATGGTGCTAAAGTACCAATATTGGCAGATGGCGAATATCCAAATTATTGGAATATTGTTGTTAAACGTGTGGTACCTATTAGTGATAATCGTATTCACCAAAAAGCTGGTGTAGTGGATTTTGCTGAGTTTACTGATATTAATGAGTTTTTAGTGTGGTTTTCTAAGGAAGCCATTATTCATGAAAATTTACAAGATAAATCAGAAGCTTGTTCCCAAGTTATGGAACGTATAATTATTTGTAAAAAATGTTATCGTACTTCAACTTTGTGTAAGTGTATTCAAGTTCAAACACAATCTGAGTTTGTGCAGGAGAGTGAAGCCTCAACTTTTATTACATGTATTGATTTATTGATACAATGTATTTGGGGATTGGCTTTACGTTTTTTGATTCTTACACCACTTATGAATTTTGTTTTTAAAAATATTTTTCAATCAGAGTGGTTGATTAATATTGTTTTAGCCCAGGCTTTGCGTGCTGAAGTTGCCAATACTATTATGTATACAATTGGTAATCGTATTCATCAAAAGATAGGTAAACATAAATTATTGATTTCTATTTCTACTGGATTAGTCTCATTATATGGAATTTATCGTTTGATCAATTTCTTATTGAAGCCTAAGTTTCGTGTTGAGGGTGGTATTCAAAGTCACCAAAATATAGGTAAGAAACCAATTAGTTCTAAGGATGAAAGGGTGAATGTATGGTATAAGAATGATTATCAAACTACAAGTTTTGATGTATCTTCCGTTACAACATCCTTGAGTCTTTTGGATTTAGATCAGTTTAGCAATTTATTACTTAAAAATTGTGTTCATTTTACTTCAGTACGACCTGCTAAAGGAGGTACTAATCAAATTCCGACTAGAGCTTTTTGTTTGGCTGGTCACATATATATGTGCAATAGTCATGCTTTGCCTAAAGTCGATATTTTTGAATTACGTATTGTTTCTACTAATGCAAAAGATGGTGTTTCAACTAATATAACTGTCATGGTACATCAGAATGAAATTAAAAGATTAGAAAAATCTGATATTGCTTTCTTCATGATTAAAAATTTACCTCCAAAGAAAGATATTTCCAAATATTTTTGTGAAGAATCTTTTAATGGGAGATTAAATGGTTATTATTTAGCTCGAAATCAGGATGGTTCAATATATCGGAATTTAGTGCAGAAAATTGTTAGATCCAACCAATATTATTTGGAAGATTTAAAATCTACTACTGATACTTGGTTTGGTCATGCTGAATCGTCTACATCTTTTGGCGATTGTGGATCGCTATTATTAGGTAAAACCGCTTTGGGACCTATGATACTTGGTATGCATTATGTGGGTGCCATGGGAAATAATTTAGTTGGTTCAATATTTTTGTCTCGACAAATTGTCAGTCAAATTATTTTGTCATTTAATGAAATTATTGTTCAAAGTGGTGAACCTTTATTGTCTGCTCCCAGTGCTAAACGTGCTGTGATAGATTTGCATTATAAAAGTCCAGTGAGATATATGGAAGCAGGATCTGCAGCTGTGTATGGTTCTTTTAGTGGTTTTCGAACCAAGCCAAAATCTAGTGTAGTTCCCACCTTAATTAATGAGCGAATGCAGAAATTAGGATATCCTGTTAAGACTGGAAAGCCAGTTATGGATAGTTGGGAACCTTGGTATATTGCAATGAAAGATATGGTAAATCCTGTAACTAAAATGAATAATGCTGTTTTACAACAGTGTGTTCGTGATTTTTCTAAAGAAATTTTGGAAAATTTAACTACTCAACAGCTCAAAGAAGTGCATGTATATGATACATGTACAGCTATTAATGGAGCTGCTGGAGTGGCTTATGTTGATAAAATAAATAGAAATACTAGTGCTGGGAATCCATG